GTTTAACAAAGTTTTCAATGGAAGACGCGCCAGCTAATACGTTCTTTTTAGAATATATAGCTAGACCACAAACAGCTGAGATATTTTTTGAAGATGTTTTAATGTCGCTAGTATTTTATGGCATGCCTTTACTTGCAGAGAATAACAAACCGAGATTATTGTACTACTTACGTAGAAGAGGTTACAGGGGTTTTAGTATGAACAGACCTGATAAAGTTTGGAACAAGTTATCTGTGTCTGAAAAAGAAGTAGGTGGCATACCAAACTCAAGTGAAGATATAAAGCAAGCACATGCAGCTGCTATTGAAATGTATATTAACGATCATGTTGGTTTATTAGAAGATGGTACTTATGGTACAATGTATTTTAATAATACACTAAATGATTGGTCTAAGTTTGATATAAATAGAAGAACTAGATATGATGCTTCAATAAGTTCCGGCTTAGCAATTATGGCTTGCAATAGACATTTATACCGACCTAATCCAAAACAAAAAAGACAACCACTAAATTTAAGTATATCTAAATTTAATAACAAAGGAATTACATCAAAGATAATTAAAAATAAAATATGAGACAAGAACACTCAATACACTTTCCATCACAAGCAGTTAGTGATTTAGAAAAACTAAGTGAAGATTATGGTTTAAAAGTAGCAAGAGCTATAAGGCATGAGTGGTTTTCAGGAACTACATCTAAATACAATAGTCATAAAAATAATTTTCATACTCTTAGATTATATGCTAGAGGTGAACAGCCGATACAAAAATATAAAAATGAATTATCTATAAATGGTGATTTATCTTATTTAAATTTAGACTGGAAGCCAGTACCTATTATACCTAAGTTTGTTGATATTGTTGTAAACGGTATGGCACAGAGAAACTTTGAAATAAATTGTTTTTCTCAAGATGAGTTTGGTGTTAAAAAAAGAACTGAGTATATGGAATCTATACTTAGAGATATGAGATCTAGAAATTATACTGATTTAGTTAAACAAAGATTTAATATAGATTTATATGAAAACGATCCTGAAACTTTACCAGATACTGAAGATGAATTAACTCTACATATGCAACTAAACTATAAACAAGCTGTTGAGTTAGCAGAAGAACAAGCGCTAAATGTTTTGTTAGAAGGTAGTGACTATGATTTAATAAGACGTAGAGTTTTATATGATTTAACAGTTTTAGGTATGGGTGCTACAAAAACTACATTTGATTTTAGTAGCGGTGCAAAAGCTCAATACGTTGATCCAGCTGATTTAGTTTATTCACACTCAGAATCACCATACTTTGATGATGTTTATTATATAGGTGAAGTTAAAGAACTACCTATAAACGAATTAGTAAAAGAGTTTCCTGATTTATCAGAAAAAGATATAGAAGATATAGCTAGTAAATATTCATATCCACTAGATTACGTAAGTCATAGAGATAAAAATAAAGTTCAAGTTTTATATTTTAATTATAAAACTCACATGAATAATGTTTATAAACTAAAGAAGTTAGCTAATGGTGGTGAAAAAATTATAGAAAAAGATGATAACTTTAACCCGCCTGAAGGTATGGATGTTAACTTTTCTAAATTAGAACGAGTTGTAGAAACATTATATGAAGGTGTTTATATTATAGGTTCTGATAAAATATTAAGATGGAGGATGTGTGATAACATGATGCGTACAGACTCTGATTTTAGTAAAGTTAAAATGAATTATCAGTTAGTAGCACCTAGGATGTATGAAGGTAGAATAGAGTCTATAGTTAGTAGAATAACTAGCTTTGCAGATATGATACAGCTAACGCATTTAAAGTTACAGCAAGTTATGGCTCGTATGGTACCAGATGGTGTTTACTTAGATGCTGATGGTTTAGCAGAGGTTGATCTTGGTAACGGTACAAACTATAATCCACAAGAAGCTTTAAATATGTTCTTCCAAACTGGTAGCGTTATAGGTAGAAGCTTTACATCAGATGGTGATGGTAATCCTGGTAAAGTACCAATACAACAAATAAACAATGGTGTTAATAGTGGTAAGATACAAAGTTTAATTAGTACTTATAATTATTATCTACAAATGATACGTGATGTAACCGGATTAAACGAAGCAAGAGATGCTAGTACTCCAGATCGTAACGCTTTAGTTGGTGTACAAAAAATGGCTGCTGCTAATTCTAATACAGCAACAAGACACATATTGCAGTCTATGATGTTTATAACAGCTGAAGTAGCAGAGTGCTTGTCACTACGTATAGCAGACATAATAGAGTATTCACCCACTAGAGAAGCATTTATAAGAACACTTGGCGCTCACAATGTAGCAACATTAGATGAAATGAAAAATTTACATTTATATGACTTTGGTATATTTATAGAGTTAATGCCAGATGAAGAAGAAAAACAAATGCTTGAAAATAATATACAAGTATCTTTACAGCAAGGTTCTATAGATTTAGATGATGCTATAGATTTACGTACTATTAGAAACGTAAAGCTAGCTAATCAAATGCTTAAAATAAAAAGAAAACAAAAACAAAAAAGAGATCAGCAAGTGCAACAACAAAATATGCAAGCGCAAGCTCAAGCTAACGCACAGTCACAACAAGCAGCTGCTCAAGCAGAAATACAAAAGAAACAAGCTAACGCAGCAGCAGACGCTCAACTAGAACAAACTAGAAATCAACTTAAAATACAGTATTTACAAGAAGAAGCTAGTGTTAAAAAAGAATTAATGCAATATGAGTTTCAATTAAATACTAAACTTGAGGTTATGAAAAACGAAGTTAACAGTATGGCAGATTCTATGAAAGAAGATAGAAAAGATGCTAGAGTTGATAGACAAGCTGGTCATCAAAAAGAGATGATTACTCAAAGAAGTGAGGGTGATTCACTTAAAAAGTTTGAGTCATCAGGTAATGATATAGTTACAGGGGATGCAGGTTTAGAAATGTAATCCTTTATTATTTAATATTTTATAAAATTTTATTATGACAGAAGAAAATAAAGAGGTTGTTGAAGAAACAACTGAAGAAAACGTTGAACAACCGGTTGAAGAAGTTGTAGACGATATAGATTTATCTAAGTTTGATAGCGCTGATAATCCAGATGTTATTAAAATAGATTTAGATAAAGCACCTATAATTAAAAGCGAAGAGGTTGAGCAACAACCCGCTGAAGAAAAGGTGGACGTAGTCGAAGAGACTGTTGATCAGCCAGTGTTACAAGAGATTACAGAAGAACCTACTGTAGAAGAAACTGTTGAAAAAGTTGAAGAAGCTGTAGAAGAAGCTGTTCAAGAAGCAGTGGACACTGGAAAACCACTACCTGAAAATATACAAAAGTTAGTTGACTTTATGGATGAAACAGGTGGTGACATACAAGACTACGTTAATTTAAACAGAGATTTATCTAAGATGGATGACTCTGATATATTAGATGAATATTATAGAAATAAAAAATCTCATTTAACAGCAGAAGAACGTAATTTTTTATTAGAAGAAAAGTTTGGTATTGATGAAGAACTTGATGATGAAAAAGCTATACGTAGTAAAAAGATAGCCCTCAAAGAGCAAGTTGCCGAGGCTAGAGCCTATTTAGACGGGCAAAAGTCTAAGTATTATGAAGATATTAAAGCTGGGTCAAAGTTGACCAATGAACAACAAGAAGCTATTAATTTCTATCATAAGTATAACAAAGATCAAGAAAGTCAGAAAAAGTTATCTGAAAAAAGCAAGAGAACATTTTTAAATAAGACTGATAGTTTCTTTGGACAAGATTTCAAAGGTTTTGAATATAGTGTCGGAGATAAAAAATATCGGTACAATGTTAAAGATGTTAATAAAGTAAAGACAACTCAAAGTGACATTAATAATTTTATCAACAAGTTTGTTGGTGATGATAAGTCTACTATAGACGATGCTGCTGGTTATCATAAATCTTTATTTACAGCTATGAACGCAGATGCTATTGCTAATCATTTTTATGAACAAGGTAAAGCAGATGCTATTAAAGGCCAAATTGCTAAAGATAAAAATATTAACCTAGAACCTAGAAAAACACACGGCGAAGTTAACGTTGGGGGCGTTAAGTACAAGGTGTTAGGTCAATCTTCTTCTGAAATTAAAAACAGATCTTTTAAAATTAGAAAGAAAAATTAACTTAAAAAATTATAAATTATGGCAATTACACCCGCTAGTTTGACAGTGCCTGCTCCTATGCAGCAAACACTGTCTACTAACTATTTAGATTTTACTGCCGCTTCAGGTAATAACTGGGCACAGCAGTACCTGCCAGACTTAATGGAAAAAGAAGCTGAGATATTCGGACCAAGAACTATATCAGGTTTTTTAAATCAAGTTGGTGCAGAAGAGTCTATGACTTCAGATCAAGTAGTTTGGTCAGAACAAGGTAGACTACATTTATCTTATAAATGTAAAGTAGAAGACGTAAACACTATATTAGTTCAAGCTGATATTGACGGCGTTACTTCTAACAACTCTGGTATACACACAGGTGTTACTGGTAATGGTCACGGTATTAGAGTTAACGATACTATTATTGTAGCAAACTCAGGAGGAGTTGCTAAGTGTATTGTTAAGTCTGTTTCAAACTCAACATTATTAATTGAGCCTTATGGTGCTACAGCTTTAGCAGCTGGTATAGCAACAAACTCTGATCAAGATACTACTATATTAGTATATGGTTCTGAGTTTGGTAAAGGAACAGGTTACTATGATAACAACGGTTCTAACACAGATCTTAATACTAGAGGAGCTAATGAACCTCAGTTCAAAACTCATACTAACAAACCAATTATAATTAAAGATTATTATGAAGTATCTGGATCAGACGCTTCAAGAATTGGTTGGGTAGAAGTTACATCTGAGCAAGGTCAATCAGGTTACTTGTGGTATTTAAAAGCTGAGGCTGACACAAGAGCTCGTTTCACTGATTATTTAGAAATGGCAATGATTGAAGGTGAAAAGCAATTAACAGCTGGTAGTACAGAAGTTGATGACTTTTTAGGTGGTGCTTCAAATTCAGCTGGTACTGAAGGTTTGTTTGCTGCTATTGAAACTAGAGGTAATCTTACGTCTGGTGTCACAGGTGTTAACGCTGCTACTGATTTAGCAGAGTTTGACGCTATATTAGCTGAGTTTGATAAGCAAGGTGCTATTGAAGAGTACATGATGTTTTTAAATAGAGCTAGTAGCTTAGCTATTGACGATATGCTTGCATCAATGAACTCTTACGGAGCTGGAGGTACTTCTTACGGAGTATTCGACAATGACGAAGATATGGCATTAAATTTAGGTTTCTCAGGTTTCCGAAGAGGTTCATACGACTTCTACAAATCAGACTTTAGATACTTAAATGATTTAGCTACAAGAGGTGGTATTAACGCTGCTGCTGGAGCTGAAGCAATCAGAGGAGTATTTATTCCAGCTGGTGTTTCTACTGTATACGATCAGCAATTAGGTAAAAACCTAAAGCGACCGTTTTTACATGTTAGATTTAGAGCTTCTGCAACTGATGACCGAAGAATGAAGACTTGGGTTACTGGTTCAGTAGGGGCGGCTACATCTGCTTTAGATGTTATGCAATTACACATGTTATCAGAAAGATGTTTAGTAGTACAAGGTGCTAACAACTTTATGTTAATGAAGTAATACTATTTATTTATAAGGGCGGTATTATATCGCCCTTATATTTTTTTTTAATTTTTATTATATTATATTATGGCAAAGAAAAAACAAACTAAGGTTGAAGAACCTGTAGTTGAAGAAACAGTTGCTGTTGTAGAACAGCCAAAGGTTGAAGCTCCTAAAACAAAAGCTAAACCCATAAATACTTGGGAAATAAAAGATAGAGTATATTATTTAAAAGGTAATAAAAAACCTTTATCAAGATCTATAAAAACTTCAAACTTATTTTGGTTTGATGAAGAGAAAGGTTATGAAAGAGAAATAAAATACTGTAAAAATCAAAGAACTTGTTTTGTTGATGAAATGCAAGGCGAGCAAAGATTAGAGCACATTGTTTTTAGAGGTGGTGCTTTGTTTGTTCCACGTGAACAAGTTACTTTACAAAAGTTTTTATCTTTATATCATCCACATAATAATCAATTATTTTACGAACACCAACCAGATGTTGTTGCTGAATATCAAATAGATCAACTTGAGATGGAGGCTGATGCAATACTAATGGCTAGGCAAATAGATATTGATTTAGCTGAAGCTATAATGAGGGTAGAGAAAGGATCTGAAGTATCTAAGATGAGTTCTAAGGAACTTAAAAGAGATTTATTATTATTTGCTAGAAATAATCCTAAACTATTCTTAGAACTTGCTAATGATGACAATGTAGTTCTTAGAAACTTTGGTATTAGAGCTGTTGAAGAGGGTATATTAAAATTATCAAGTGATCAAAGAAACTTTTTATGGGCATCAACTGATAGAAAAATTATGACAGTACCTTTCGATGAACATCCATATACAGCATTAGCTCATTGGTTTAAAACAGATGAAGGTATGGAAATATATTCAAATATAGAAAAAAGATTTAATTAATATCTTTTAACTTAATATTAATAGCCACTCATTTTGGGTGGCTATTTTTATTTAGCAGCTAACCTTCCGCTTTATTATGTAACTATATATTAGTAAAATATATTATAATATGAGCAAAACAAATAAATCAAAAGGTTTAGGCGATAGTGTAGAAAAATTTACTAAAGCAACAGGTATAAAAAGCTTAACAGAGATAGCTGCAAGAGCTATGGGTTATCAAGATTGTGGTTGCGATAAACGTAAAGCTTGGCTTAACCAACAATTTCCTTATTATAAAAAATAAAAATTATGGCAGTAGATATAGATAATGTTTATCAAAAAGTTTTAGCTTTAGCTAATAAAGAGCAAAGAGGTTATATAACTCCTCAAGAATTTAACTTGTTTGCTGATAAAGCTCAAAATGAAATATTTAATAACTATTTTCATAAAATAAAAATAACAGCTAATAAACCTAAAACTCAAACATTATATTCTGATGAACTAGAAATGTTAGAAGAAAAGTTACATCCTTTTTTTAATGACACTACTGTTTCAACATCTACAGCTGATTTAACTTTACCAACTAATCTTCATAAAATTATAAGTATAACTAGAGGTGGTAATCAAGTTACACAGCTAAATAAAAGTGAAGTAGCTTATACAGAAAATAATCCTTTAACTAAAGCAACTACAACTAGATCTACTTTTGTTAGAGAAGACTCTGGTACAGTTACAATATTTCCAGCACCAACAGTTAGTACTAGTTTTGAAATTAATTTTTACGCAGTTCCTAAAAAACCAAGTTGGTCTTATGTTATTATTAATGGAAAACCTTTGTTAAACGCTTCTGCTACCGACTTTCAAAATTTTGAATTACACGAAAGTGAGGAAGAAAATTTAGTTAATAAAATATTATTATTAGCAGGCGTTACAATACAGAAACCAGAAATACAACAAGCAGGTGCAACTCAAATGCAACTGACACAACAACAACAAAATAGTTAATTATGGGATTACTAAGCCAAACACAAGCTCAATATTATAACTCAGGTAACTCTGCTAATTATGGTGATTATCAGTTTACTACTTTGGAAAATATTATAAACGCCTTTATGTTCGCGTATGTTGGAGAAGGTAAGATAATATCTAAAGTAAATAGAACTGATGTACAGTTTCACGCAATGCGCGCTATACAAGAGTTATCATACGATGTATTAAGATCTTTTAAATCTCAAGAAATAGAAGTACCAAATACTTTATCAATGATACTTCCACAAGATTATGTTAACTATGTTAAAATAGTTAGAATTGGAAGTGATGGTTTAGAAAGACATTTATATCCAGCTAGAAAAACTTCAAATCCATTTGCTATATCACAAGCAGCAGATGGCACTTATCAATTTACTGGTGATAATTTAACAGAGCAAACACCTAGTAATACTTCTGAAAACTTTGAAGATGTAACACCTGTTAATTATCAACTTTATGATGTTAATTATTCTTCTGATATAGAAATATCTACAGAAGGTAGAAGATACGGTTTAGATCCACAGTTTGCTCAAATTAATGGTAGCTTTTTTATAGATCAATTAAGAGGTTTAATAAAGTTTGGTGCTGCACTAGCGGGTGAAACAGTAACACTTCATTATGTTAGTGACGGTTTAGGTACAGACTCTGAAATGGTTGTGCATAAATTTTGTGAAGAAGCTTGTTATAAACATATAGCTTATGGTGTATTATCTACAAGAAGTAATATACCTGAGTATTTAGTACAAAGATATAAAAAAGAAAGATTTGCTGAAACTAGAAAAGCAAAGATAAGATTATCTAATATTAAAATAGAAGAATTTACACAGGTACTTAAAGGTATGGGTAAACAAATAAAATAAAATTATGGCAAATATTAAACATAGTTTTACGGCTGGCAAGATGAACAAAGATCTTGACCAAAGGTTAGTTCCACAAGGTGAATATAGAAGCGCTTTGAATATTCAAGTTAGAACAACTAGTGGTGATGAAAATGGACTAGGTGATTCTGGTACTGTTCAAAACTTACAAGGTAATAAATCTATTGGTACTTCTGGTGGAGAATATAATAGCCATACTAATTCTGAAGATTGTGTTTGTGTAGGTTCTATAGCAGATGAAAAAAATGATTGCGCTTATTTCTTGTATACAACAGGTACTTTTTCAACAGAATCTGAAGATTCATCTACAAGAGTAATAAAGCAAGATACTATAGTTAGACAATTTACTTCAGGAGCTACAGATCTTATTTTTTTAGATAGATGGGGAATACATCAACCTATGACTGATGGTTCTACTAATCTTTTTTTAAATGATTTAAATGAATTTACTGGAACTATAACTCAGTTTACGTTAGTTTCAACATTTCCTACATCATCATTAATATTATTAAGAGAAAATATGTCTATTGATTTTTATCAATCAACTGACTCTAGTAATTCTGTAACAGTTAAAATTAAAAAAATATCTGGAAGCACTGTAATACTATATGATGCTCTTGATACAACTACTGTTACTTGGGCTAATATTACTCACGCTAGAATTACACATCCAAGAGTTTTAAATTTTCAAAAAAATAACATAATAACAGGTTTAAATATAATAGATGATTTATTATTTTTTACAGACGGCGTTTATGAACCTAAAAAAATAAATGTTAAAAGATGTTTTGAAGGAACTAATCAATCATGTCTACAACACACGCAGCTTGTAGTGTCTGATGAAGATGGTGATTTAGAGCTAGCAGGTGATTTAGAGTTTGGCCAAAATCAAACTATAATTAATAATGATATATTAGAAAAACACATTACTGTTTTAAGACCAGCTCCTAAAACACCACCAACCATAGATATTGATGCAAGAGATTTAGGAGAGTTGCAGTTTACAACTTCTAATTTAAACTGGTTTGGTGATGATGGTGATCCACTAGAACCTGGAGATGAAGTTACAATTGGTCTTAACAATGATGAAGTTAATACAGTGCCTGAGTTATCGTTAACTTCTTTTAGAGCTAATGATATAATAAGAGTTTATGAAGATAACTCACTAGATGATAATATAACTAGTTTTAAAGTAAAATTTTTAAATTATGTTTCAGGTGATGGAGAAGCTAGTACAATACCTACTAATGAAATAAAAGTAGAAATAATAACTTTTACTGAAGAAATATCAATAAACAATGTAGAGTGGAGTTTTGAAGTTGAATTACCTAAACCTAAATTTGAATTAAAGTTTGCTAGATTTGGATATAGATATAAATATGAAGATGGAGAATACTCTGCTTTTTCACCATTTTCAGAAGTAGCATTTGATCCTGGAGTTTTTGATTATGATTCTACTAAAGGCTTTAACTTAGGTATGGTTAACACTATACAAAATTTAGCTGTAAAAGATTTTATACCTTATTATACTGATAGAGATTTAGATATATCTGAAGTAGATATATTATATAAATCTACTAATGATGCTAATGTTTATGTAGTTAAAACAGTTAAAAAAGAAAAGGATCAAGAGTGGGAAGCTTTTACACCAAGTGAAAGTGATACAAGTTCTTTACAAACTGGTAGAATAGAAATAACGTCTGATACTATACACAGAGTTTTACCATCTAATCAAATACTCAGAGCTTTTGATAACGTACCTAGATATGCTAAAGCTCAAGAAATAACTGGCAGTAGAATAATATACGGTAATTACGTTCAAGGTTTTGATATAAATAGAAAAGTTAGTTTATCACAAGTTATTACTTCTGAAACTGTTGATGTACAACCTAAAAAATCAATTAAAACTTTAAGAGATTATAAAGTTGGTATGGTGTTTGGTGATAAGTACGGAAGAGAAACGCCAGTGATAGAGTCATCTAGTGTATCAACTCTTTCTAGCGGTAATGTTGTTGCTATTTTAGATGATTTAGTTGTTGAAAAAACACTTTGCGATTTAGCTAATAAAATAAAAGTTAAGCAAACTTGGTTTAATATTGGTGCTAACATAGATCCTACTAACACAATGAGTTGGATGGAGTACGTTAAGTATTACATTAAAGAAACTAGTAATGAATATTATAACTTAGTTCTTGATAGATGGTACTATGCTAGAAACCAAGATAACATATGGTTGTCTTTTCCATCAGCTGATAGAAATAAAGTTGATCTTGAGACTTATTTAATATTAAAAAAAGATCACGGTGAAAACGTGGCTGTATTAGAAGCGGCTAGATATAAAGTTATAGATATTGATAATGAAGCTCCTGAATTTATAAAGCTAGATTTAAGAGATATGGGTGTAACTAAACTTGGTACTGGTAACCACGTTTTATCAAGCGATAGTACTGGTGCTAATGTAGGTTTATTTTCTAATACAACTTTAACACCCAATAGTAACGAGCCAGATCTTCTGACATCACCAGATGCAAAAGAAATTATAGTACCAGAAATGTACTATAGTGGATTTTTAGATAACTATGGAACAACAAGAAGAGGTGAACTTTTTGTAAGAGTTGTTGGTAGAACTATAGCTTTAAACGGTAGCGTAGATGTTGCTGTTAATGAATTAAATAGTGGTGATTTTATAAGAGTAACTCATCATTATAAAGACTCTAATAACAACTTAAGAGTAGGTATTGAAAAATCTTTTGGTGCTACTGCTAATATGTTTGATGCTTTTAAAAACGCCAACTTACCAATAAACGACGGGCAAACATTAGGATCATTAGACGATCCTAACTCTCCGCATGATTTGCAGTATTTTTTAGAGTTTCA